CTAAGCCTAAACTCATTTGACCCGTCTAGAATCCAAGGCAGCGTTGACGCCGAGAACACCGAGATGGTTAACGCATTTATGGCCAACTTTTTACAGCTTGGTCAATCGGGGTCAGGCAGTTACGCCCTATCGTTTGACCTGTCGGATTTTTTCCTAGGTGGAATCGAACACATAGCGGAATTGGTTTGTGAAGTATTTAACGACGGACCAATCAAAGAGCTTATCGATCTTAACTGGGGGCCGCAGGAAAACTATCCTAAGCTTTTTTGCTCAGGCATTAGCGACAAGGCCGGTAAAGAGCTCGCCGATACGCTTAAGGTATTGGCCGATGGAAACTTCATCAAGCCAGACGATAAGCTAGAAAAGCACATCCGCAATAGATATAACTTGCCCGAGTCGTCGGTCGACGGGCAGGCGTCTAGACAAGAGGATCCACAATCCCCGGTTATCGATCTGGCGGATAAACTGGCGGATAAAAAAAAAAGCATAGAACTAGCAGACACTAAGAGATATCAACCACACAGAGACATGAAGGAGTTTGAAAAAGAGCTTCTTAAACTCATGCGTCATCACCTCGGTATTATTGCTAATAATAAATCCAAGAAGCTAGTAAACTCGTTTAAAAATCTAACTCCATCAACAAGACGCGCTGCGATTAAGAACACGGGCACCAAGGGTGTGGCCGATTATCTATCCGATCTTAAGCTAGCGCTAGCCATAGTGGCGGAGCGTTCTTATAAACTTATAAAATCAGGGGCGCCTAAGTCGTTAAAGCTAGCAGAAGATCCGACAGAGTTTTTTGGTTTTGAAGATCTTAGCCCCTCGCAGAAGAAAAAAAGGCTAAAACAAGCGTTCGGCGATCTACCGCCCAAGGTAAGAAATAAGGTGGTTGATATGTCGTCTCAGCTTAAGGACACGCAGTTAAATGATTTAGATAAGGTTTTAAATTTCCAGTACATAAACTCAATCGATACTATCTCGGACCCTGCCGTACTAGAAGCCGAGTTAGATAAAGTGGTGGAGTCCATAATAGCTGGACCAATCGTAAGAGTTGGGGCTGCGAACGCGGTATCTCAGATGGTAAACGGCACTAGGGATGTTTTTGTTTTCGATCCAGATATATCAAACGAAATTGAAAGCATGACGTTTCGCAATCCAGATCCGGTAACCGACATCTGTAAAAACCTAGTCGATAGAACGTTTAAATTAAACGATCCGGGGGTTCAGCGTTACACGCCACCGCTTCACCATAACTGCAAGAGCTACCTTGAACCAAACTTCAAGGGCGGCAAGAATCCACCAATTAGTCCGGTCGGACTTCGCCCCACCGGTACAGAAGTGCAAATAGAACGCATGGAAAAACAAATTAACTTATCCGATCAGATTGACTAGAAACCCATTACAATAGATTATTTGATATATGGAATTTTTCAGACACCCACCTATTGAAATTAAATTTAAAGAGAATTTCAATGAGATAGACGCAGTTAGGAACGTTATCGAGGGTAGCCCCAACTCTGTCCCGGTTCCCGAGATTGTTCAACTTCTTCGCACGGGTATATTTCATCACCCGCAACTAGGTGAGTTAAAGATAACCCCAGAGATGCTAAGCAGCATGGTTGTTAACTTTAATAATAAGGCTCGTGGAATTGACATTGCTATTGATTATAAGCACGAGTCAGACGACGTAGCCGCCGGGTGGGTAAAGGAACTAAGCCTATCCGAGTGTGACGACGGATCAATCGAGCTATGGGCTAAAGTAAAATGGACTCCAGCTGGACTTAAAAAGCTTCATGAGCGAGAGTTTCGTTATCTCTCTGCTGATTTTGCATTATCCTACAAAGACAATGAAACATTGGAAGAGTTTGGGCCAACGCTTTTCGGCGCTGGGTTAACTAACAGGCCGGTCGTAAAACGAATGCAGCCCGCCGTCGCTTTAACAGAAATAAAACCGAAAGGAACAGAAATGTCAAAAGAACTAAAGGACCTTCAAGAAAAGCTTGAAGCCGTCGAGAAACAAAACGTCGAGCTATCTGAGAAGATTGCGAAACTTGGCGAAGACAAGAAAATGGAAGAAGAAGAAAAGCCCATGGGTGAAGACAAAAAGATGGAAGAAGAAGAAAAACCCATGCAAGAAGAAGCCCCAGAAGAAAAGCCCGCAATGTCTCCCGAAGAGATGATGGCTAAGATTAAAGAGCTAGAGGCTGAGCTTGAGAAACTTCGATCGGCTTCCGAGCTAGCAGAAAAGAACGAGAAATTTAACGCTCTTTTATCTGCCGGTAAGACCATCGAAGCACAGCGCGAGTCTTATCTTGCTAATGATATCGTTAAGTTTAGCGAGCTTTCGGGTGAGTTAAACCTTAAGGAAAAGGGCAGCACTGTTGTTCCAAACAAAGACAACAACGCATCTCCTGAGGAAAAAGTTCTAGAGCTAGCCGAGGCGCTAGTGAAAGAAAAAGGTCTAGGTCTTGATAAGGCCATTGACGTGGTTTTAACAGAAAACGAAGAGCTTCGTAAAAAGTACGAAGCTGTTTTTGCTTAATCGAATTGAAAAAGGAAGGGATTTAAAATGGCTTCATCAAAAGCACCAAAAATTCAAACGTACCTAGCAGACGGCGCTATTGCAAAAGGCAAGGCCGTTAAAGCTGGGAGCGACGACAGTCACGCTGCTGTCGGAGCTGCTAACACTAACCGTTGCATCGGTATCGCACAGAGCGCGTCTACCGCAGCAGAGCAAGAGCTCGAAGTAGCCACTCCTGGTGGCGGAGCGAAGGGTCTGCTTGGGGAAACTGTTTCTGCTGGGGACGATCTCGTTTCTCACACAGACGGTACTTTGGTTAAACCAAACGCTGAAGGCGATCAGATCGTTGCTCGTGCCCTTGAGGGTGGCGCTGCTTCTGATTTGATTGCAGTTGAAGTTTACTTTGCGACTGCTCAAGCGGCTCAATAATTGATTTGAATTAGGAAAGGATAATTAAATGGCACAATTAACTGCAATCGTAGACAAGTTGCTGACAAACGTTAGCTCGGCCTATATCCCCGATGGATATATCTCTGAGCAAATCTTGCCAGCCATTAAAGTTAAACAAAAGACTGGCTTGCTTGCCAAGTATGGCGATCAGCATCTTCGCATCGAAACCACTGTTATGGGTGGACGCGGCGAAGCTCGTCGTGTTGAGTCTATTACTCGAAGCACTAGCACTTACTCTGTTAAGTCGCATGGCCTTGAGGGGATGGTAACTCAGGACGACAAAGACAATGTTGAAAAGCCTTACGACGCCGAGCGAGACGAGGTCATTGGCCTTACTACTATGCTTTGGCTTGATAAGGAAAAGGCTCTTGCTGATTCTTTGACTAGTACTTCTGTACTTACTCAAAACACCACTCTTAGTGGAACCGCTCAGTTTAGCGATTACACTAACAGTGATCCAATCAGTAAGTTCAAGGATGCTCGCGGCACTGTTTACAGCGCTTGTGGGATGGCTCCCGACACAGCTCTTATGAGCTGGGAAGTGTTTAACACTTTGGCGTACCATCCTGGGATTCTTGACGCTCTTGGTTTTACTCAAAACCGAGCGGGTCAACTTTCTGAGCCAGAACTTGCTAAGGCCATGGGCGTTCAGCGTCTATTAATTGGAACAGCTCAGTACAATAGTGCGTCTGAAGGTCAAACCGACGTTCGCGCTGCCGTATGGGGCAAGCACATTGTGTTCGCAGTAGCACCAAAGTCTGCTGGTCTATACCAGACTTCATTGGGCTACCGCATGGAGCTTTCCGGAAGAAGCCCACGACAAGTGTTTAAGTTCTCAATCAACAACCCACCAAACAGCACTGGGATTATCGTTCAGGACGATTACCAGCAGCTTATTAGCAATGCTGCTTGTGGTTACTTGATCGAAGACGCCATCGCTTAATAAAACGTTTTAGGGGTCCCCCTTCGGGGGGGCCTCTAAGCTTTAAGAAAGAGAGTTTAAAATGTTTCGTTACCTTATTTTCCTACTTGCCTTTCTTGTAGCCGGGGGAGCGTACGCATCACTTCGTGTCGAAAGACGCGACATGAAGCTTGCCTCACAAGCCCTGCTTGAGAAAGAAACCTACAGTACTCCTGTTGCTGCGGATCAGAATCGTATTCTTAGCGCTCAGGCAACTAGTGCCAGCGTTGTGACAACAGTTACTAGTTTTTTGGCTCAGCCGGATGTTTGTCGTCAGCTCGTTGTTGATGCTTCAAACGGCACAGCTGCCGACGTTGCTCATGGTGCGGTTACCGTTACCGGAACCAACGCTCGCGGGCAGTCAATGACCGAAGACTTTAACTTTGCCGCTAACGAGGGAGCGCTTAAGACGGGCGCAAAGGCTTTTTGCTCTGTAACATCAATTGAGTTTGATGTTCAAGACGGAGCCTCTGCAACGTTTGACGTTGGTGTTAACAACACTTTGGGCGTAAAGCGCTGTGTTGATGACGCTGGCTCTTTCGCCTGGTTTACTTATGGTGGGGCTCTTGAAGCCACACGTCCAACCATTTCAGCAGACGCCACGGCAGTGGAGCTTAACTTGCTAAGTGGATGGAATCAAAACCCAGACGGATCAAACGATATTCAGTCTTACTTTGTTCAAAACTTCAGATGCCTACCGTAAGGGGGAAGCGTTATGTTTAAGTGTTTAAGGAACTTTGACGACGGATCTAAGAGTGGATCTTACAAGGTCGGCGACGAGTACATGGGCAAGGGCGAGTCATTGAAGAAATGCCTCGATCGTGGTTGGGTTGAAGGACCCTCGCACGAAGACGAAGCCCCTGCTGCTGCTGCTCCAGAGGCTGAGCCAGCCGAAGAGCCAAAAAAAAAGAGTCGTTCAAAGAAAAAACAGGAAGACTAATTAAATGGCTTACTCGGTCTACACAGACGTAGCTTCTGAATTCAAGAGCGTTACGTTTAGCTCCACTACTGCCGTAACAGATAGCGAAGTGACTGAGTTTATAAGTCAGATAGACGCATGGATTGACGGGATTCTGTACAGTAAATATGAGACTCCAATTACTGGTACAGAGTCCCTCAAAATCCTTAAGATGCTATCCATTGGTCTAACCGTACAGAGACTTATTCCTATCTTAAGAGTAAAGACTGGCAGCGAGGGGTTGGATCAGGAGACTCAATCGGTGGTTACTCGCGCCACTGATATTTTAAAAGAAATTAAATCAAATAATATTGTTTTATCAGACGCCACGGCTAGAACAACTAACCAGGGTTTTAAATCGTTCACTAACGACAATTCAGATACGATTGATTACACGTTCAAATCTGGAACGGATCAGTGGTAGATGGCTTTAGGGTTCGTTTCTTATAGCGCGGATGCTGATAACTCATTTAAAGACGCGTTAACCAAGGCAAGGGCTAAGTCTAAAGACCTTCGCGGCGCGTTCTCTGAGATAGCTAGGCAGTTTTATAAGTTTCGCTCTAGCATCTGGAAACAAAGTGGACCCGGTCAATATCCCGATCTCTCGCCCAAGTACAAAAAACAAAAAAAAAGGAGCTGGGGCTTTATCTATCCCATATTAAAGGCAAGCGGGGCGCTTCAAAACGCCATGGATATTGACGGCGAGGGGAACATCACGGAAATAGGCGAGCAATCGGCCTTCTTGGGGGTTGAGGAAAGCGTTATCCCCTACGCTAGGTTTCATCAAAACGGATCTAGCATTCATCCGGTTAGGAAGTTTCTATTTTTCGGTGAGGGCAACGAGGTTAAGGTTTATAAGAACATTTTAAAGGTATGGGTCATTAAGCAGGCTAAGTCATCGAGGGCTTTTAATGGCTAATTACGACATTGAGACGTTTTTCGATCAGCTAGAAACGTTCCTAATAGCCAATCTTAATACTAAGATAACCGCAATAAACGCCGAAAAGGCCGATTCAATAACGCTAGCTTCAGTAAGCTCTTCGGCTTACTTCTTTCTCACGCTCGATGAACAGGTGGCCAATTACGATCCCTTTATTTTCTATACAATAGGCGGGATAAGTTCAAACGGCATAGGTCCGGGAACGGGCAAAACCTACCTCGTTGATGTGGCTTTAATTATGACTAACGACGGCGTTGATTCAAACTCAAGAAAAAGAACTTTGCGTTATCATCGCGCCATTACGGAATTGTTTGAAGAGAACTATGCGAATATCGATAAGCGAGTTAATATAAAAGTTGAAAGTTTAGAACCAATCACGTTTGCTGCTCAAAACGACTCTCAGTTTTATAGGGCGGTAGGCGTACAACTACAAGTAACGTTAGCCTAATTAGGGGGAATAAAAAATGGCACTATCAAATCCAAGAAGTTTTTTCGGGGTTCACAGCGTGAGCCCTTATTCACGAGCAACGGGTGAGTTTTACGGTATCCTAAAGGTTATCGGTAGCTCTTCATTGTCTCTCTCTGGCGAGACTGTTCCGCTCACCGGCGGATCGAGC